CTCATCGTTGAATATCTTTTTCATATATATCCCTCCTAAAAAATTAGGAGGGATGGGAGGTTGCTATCCTCCAAATCCCTCATTGAAACACTTTTCAATTAACCTCGGCTGCCAATGTATACCGCCACAAGGTTGATGTTCATCATATACAGCAGAATCTTCTGGAACCACTTCAGATCCAGATGCAGATAATCCTTCGCGAACCGATGAATATTGGCGCGGTAATACGCCGTCCAGACAGATACCCCTTCAAGGATTCTGCCATACCGGCCGTTCATCCGTCACCGCCTCCGAAGATCCTGTTGAACAGTTCCTCGTCATCATCGTCTTCGTCGGTTTCCGCGCGTTCGATTCTGTATTCGTTCATCTTGTCTTCATAGAGCTTGCAGAACATATTCTTGATGCCGAGCATCTTACTCGCGTGCCCGTAAAACCAGATGCTGATCTTCTGGATAATCCCGTCCACGTCGCTCAGTTCCGGATCGACGTCCGGCACCGGCTTGTCGTGCTCCAGCCGGTCGATCCACACGCCGTACGGCGTCTTCTCAAACCCGGCCTCGTCTCCGCGCTGTCCAGGCTTCAGGTTCATGGAACTGATCAGCTTGTCCAGTGTATTGATCAGCTTGTCCGGCGCTCTGCCGTCCGCCCTGCATTTGTTGATGTCGATCTCCAGGCTGCAGATCTGGCGAATCAGTGCCTCCATTCCGACGTCCGGCGTCATGCCGTCCGGCAGGTTGTTAATCCAGTAGATGCGCCGCTGCTCCAGATCCTGGTACATATCCGGCGTATACCCCGGTCCCCAGTATTCAATGACCTCGGTCGGGATATCCTCGATCGCGACTGCTCTGTCTTCCGGCTCCGCACGCAGCATGCTGTCATCTGTGGATGCGGGCTGTGTCTCACCGCGCGTCTGCGTCTGCACTGGCTTATCGAAGCGCCACATGGCGCCCTCCGACAGCAGCGTGTCGTCATAACATTTGCCGGCGTACTTGATGCTGTTGATGCGCGTCATGTAATTCGTCATCACGGTGCGCGTCGTCGCCTTGACCTCCACCGTGTCGAAAATCTGCTCGTTCCAGTAGAGATCAAGCTTCCTGCACATCTGCCGCACCGCCTGCTTGGCGTCTCCGTTGCACTGCTGAAGATAGTCGAGATACATCGTGTCCACGCAGTTCTTACAGATCGGCAGATATCCGCTGCCCTTGTACATCGCCGCATAGCTGACCGGGAAGTTTCCTCTGCGTTTGCCGTACGCCGTCGCGCAGCGGCAGCAGATCGCTTTCTCGGTTCCGACTTCAATCGCCACGCTTATTCACCGTCCTCGATTTCATGGAAGATGGGGAGCGGCTCATTGATCTTACGGTCAATCAGGGACTGCTCGTACACCTGCGCACATCGTTTCAGATCGTTGCCGCAGAGAAAATGCGGGACATACCGCCCCTCGACCTCAACAGGCTGACCGTCCATCACGTTGCGCTGAATCCTCGGCTTGCGGTAGCGCAGGCCGAGCGTGCCGAAGCCGCGGATACTGATCTCTTCGCCGGCCTTGACCGCCTCCTGAATCACAAACTGCAGCGTGTCCAGAATCGCCTCAATGTCATCCGCCGTGTAAAGCACGGTCTTGTCAATCTTCTTTACCGTAAAGTCCTTGTGATTTCCCTCGTCGTCCGAAATATGGAAGACCTGTTTCGGGATGGAAATCGGCTTACGGATGTCGTTTTCGCGCATGACTTCCGCCATGCGCCGTATTAGTTCTTTTCTTACCATTTCATTCACTCCTTCATTCCGTCCGATCAGAGGTCGCCGATAGATTTCTGCTCCAGCGCTTTGATCTCGCCGTCCTGGAAATACATCCCGATCTCCTCGTCCGCATCGATATCTTTGTAGATTCGTACCATATCTGCGGACTCCCAATTCACGATTGTCTGGATGACTCCGTCCGGAATGCCTGCTTTCGCAAGGCTGGTTGTGAATAGATGTCTGAGGCTATGCCAGTAAAAATTCTCACCGGATAATCTACTGAACGTATCCGCCCAGCTGTTCATCGTTGAGATGGAAACCTGCTCCTCCGGATTCGCCGGATCCGGGAGCAGCCATTCACTTTCAATACCGCGCTCTTCGCGCTCCTTCATCCAATAATCCAGATATGGCTGAAACTTCTTCGCCAGGGTATAGCATGGGATAATCTTTCCGCCGCCCTGGCCTTTGGTCTTGATCGGCGTGCTCTTATAAAGAGCACCTCCGCATACAAGCTTGTCCGGCTGAAAATCCGACACGCGAAATCTGCAAAGCTCTGCCTTGCGCCTGCCGCTGTACGCACCAAGCGCCAGCATGCACGCCTTCTCGTACTGTTTCTTTTCAACCAGCTGATTCAACAGATCTTCAATCTGGCTCTCCTCCCAGACGGTCTTCTCACGCACCGGGCGGTTCACCGGATTCTCGATCTTGTTGATAATGTTTCTGAAATTCGGGTACTCGTCATCGAGGACGTTCTCCACATAGTTTGCAAGCGAAGACAGCGACGCCTTCATTCTGCGTACTCTGGCCGGGCTGTTTTCATTGTTGTACAGCAGCCAGTTCTGATACGCGACGATGTTGCGTTTTGTCCAGTCGACAAAGTATTTGTTCCCGTTATGTTCGAGACACCACACCCACGCGATCTGGATATCGTTCTCGTACCCGTGGATCGTCGTCTCGCTGCGCTGCACCGAGCGCAGATAGTTTAAAAACTCACGCATGAGCTGCATGTTCTCCGGATTGACCTGGGCGAGCTTCTCCGGAGAGGTGATGGAATTCATCTTCGTGCTCCTGCCCATAATGTCACCTCCGAAAAGAATAAATCCGGCGATGGTGCGCATGCTTCCGCAGAGGCGTCGCCGGACACGTTTCATAAATTCGGCTGTTACGATGAGCCCAGAAGGTGGACCCGCCTTGATTTCCACAGTGTGATACCGCTCCTGAATAGAGCGAAGCAGCAGCCCCGCCCGTACAGCGCTCGCGATATCATAAGCGCTTCCTTCGTTGTTTGCCATGCGCCAGTACTGCTTTCATCCTGCGTTTGCAGACTACTCGGTCTCGCTGAACGCATGCGCAATGGTTGCGGGTGTAAGATTCGAACTTACGTCTCGGGCTTATGAGGCCCGCAAGGAAACCGCTCCTCCAACTCGCAATATAAAAATAGACAGGCGACTCGGCGCGATTAACCTTCTCGCACAGTTTATAGTCGGCCATCCGATTCGACCACGGCTTCGCCTCGGGCACCACCCCTTCACGCCGCCTGTCCCATGTCGTATCATAATAAAACCGGGACGACGAAATGCCGCCCCGGCAGGCGCGCGTCCGCAAACGCGCGCCCCGATTAATTGTTTCGCACAGCGCCGCCGTCCACCGCCTGATAACAGACAGCCTGCGGTCACCGCGTTTGTATTAATATACTCAGCCGGCAAGCTCGATGTCGTAATGACACACGATGCCGCTCTCGTCGCAGACGCATACCATCTGCTCCGGCTGTCCTACGATTCTCTTCTCCACGCAGAACTGATCCATGCCCTGGAAGCTCCCGGCCATGACGGTCCGGATGCCCTGCACCACATTCGTCTGATTGTGATGCATGTGCCCGCTCAGCACGGCGTAGATCGGCTCACGCACCATCTGCTGCAGCGCCTGCATCTTGGCCGCCGAGGTGTCGAAGTCCCCGTGCACCAGGCAGTACTTCTTCCCGCGCACCTCGAATAGGCTCATTGTGTTGTCCAGCTTGTGACTGTCGTCGATGATGACGTTCTCGTAGTTCTGCAGCCGCGCCGCGAGATACCACTCGATCAGATTGTCCAGCCTCTCGCCGGTAATGGCGTTGTCCTTGTTCGGTTCAATCCGGCTGTGATTGCCGGCGACGCTCACAAAGCGCACCGTGCTGAAGTGTCGGCTGAGCTCCGCGATAAACCGGGCGATCAGCTCGCTCGCACCCATAACCTGCTCGATCACGTTTTCCTTATTGGATACCTGAATGCTGCGGTGTATAGATCCGCTGATGCTGTCGCCGGCCGCCCATACCACACAGTCGTCGCTCATATGGATATTTGCGATATGTATGATCTCGTCGAGATAATGTTCCATCATTTCCGCGCAGATCTCGGAATTATACTTACACCAGGCGTTGTCGATGTTCGCACCGTAGTGCAGATCGTTCAAACTGATCAGCAGCGTGTTGTCGCTGATCACGATATCAAGCGGCGGCTCATAATGGAGCTCCGGCAGATTGCCGGACGCCACGCAGCGCTCGATGATCTCGTTCAGCTCTTCTTCCCGCGCGCGCTCCCGCAGCAGCTTGTTATAAGCCATCCGCTGGTCGAAAAACTTCTGCCGCTCTTTCTGGAGCTCGATCATCTTTACATCCAGCTCCGACGCCATCTCCGTTCCGGATACCGCCGTGCGGCCTTCTTCCTCCATCAGATCCAGCGTCTTCTTGCTGCCGTACATCATCCGTCTCGCGACGTCTGAGGAATACGGCTGCCCATATACATACTCCGACAGCTCGGAGTAGTCGATATCCGCAAGAGTCTTATCGGCGAGCTTCCCGTCGATCAGCCTCTTGTGATGCTGCAGCTTAGACTCGCCGTCCAGACGATCTAACTGCATGCCGGTCTTCCTTTCCGCGAAGTGCATCCAGATACCGCATGACCTGCGGCGCTTCCTCGCAATAATAGTGATGGCGCTTCGACCGCTGGCGCATTGTCCTCACAATGTTCGTCTTCGGGAACCGCTCAAGAATCGCAAACTTTTCGTCTTTCGTTACTGGAACCATATCATCATCCTTTTCTTCGTTTTATTTTTAATAGCCGTATGCTCACCCGACGCACTCAATCCACCAGCTGATTACGCCGTGATACTTACCCGGCATTTCCGCGTTTTCTTCCTGGCCAACCGTCAGGCCTCCTTCAATTCAAGAATTTGAAAAAGAGAATTTGTTATTCCCCTTCCATTAAAGTACCCCATCAAATGCCCCAAAAGCCCAGTAAATACTGGACCTTTGAG